AGGAATGACTCGTTCTTCAGTGACAGGTGTGCCGACTTCGGCTCCAAATTCTGGGTCTGTTTCGAGTATAAGATGACCGATACCAAAAGTAGGGAGATCAAGATGATCCAGGTATACTTCATGTTTTACGCCCTCATCAATTTCTAATTCTTTTCTAAGTTGTTCTACGTTCATTTAGCTCTCCTTTGTTACGCAAGTAAAGTGTGTTGTTAAACGTCTTCGGCGTGGATCAACTGTATCTGGAAATGGTTTTACCTTGTGAAATCTTTCGCAGTCCCATGTATACATTGTTCCAGGATTGTCTAAAGTTAAAACTTTTTCTAAGCTTAATCCATATGTTGCTTCATGTGGAAACACCGATTCATCGAAACAATGTTCCATAATCTCATCATAATCATCAATATTCATAAGCTCATACGTAAAGTTTTTAATTTCTGCACCAAATCGATATGGCTTATCACCTTTTAAAAACTGAATTCTTGGTTTATTCTTCTTAAGATATGGCATTTCTCCAAATTCACGACTCATATCAATATAGACTGAATATGGAAAAGATTGTTCGAACATAACTGTACCATCTGTCGGGTCAGCAACATCTAAGTTTATTAGACCTTGTCTAGTATAGTTAACATCATCTTCTTGATGCCAATCTTCTCGAGTAAGATTATCCCAATTGTCTGGAATTGGTAATCTTTTATCTTTTATATCTCGTCCATCACAATGCGTTTCAAAACAATGATTTAAATCATATAGCGCATAATAATATATTCTGCCAAATTTATCACAATAATTTGATAATCTAGTATTAAGTTCATCTAGCATAAAATAATGAAACTCTTTCATATTAAATTTACTTCTAATATCAAGAAGAAATTGCACAAATTCACGTTTACCATCTGGTTGAGGCCATTTACCGTTTTCAATGTCTTGGTATTCTACGTGTACCCTATCCCATTTGAATTCTTCACTTCTTTCTTCTAAGCTTCCATTTGTTTTGGTCCAAAAGTTATATGTTTGAAATTCTTGAAGATGAATATTTTCTTCCGGCGAATTAATATATTCTTCGCACAATAATTTTTTGAATAAGGAATGTCCATCAACAATTTGATTTAAAGTCTTTTCGTCAAAAAATGAATTTGTTTTAATTGTTTCTAACATTACAATCTCCTTAATATAATCAATAAAAGGGCAGTTACCCGCCCTTTTATTTATATTTGTGTTAGAATCTTACTCTTCCTCTTGAGATATCTCTTTGTCTACGCTCTAAATCTTGAAGATTTGTAGCTTGAGAAAGATATCTTTCAGCTGGAGTCATCGCCATGTTTTTAAACAGTTGACTTAACCATCTAGTCATTTTTAAACTCCGCCCAAACACTTTTAAGAGTTTTAGCATTAAGTTCATGAGTAAGAGAATCGACGGTATGGCCTTCGCGTCTATATTCATGAATCATTATTCTAGCAAGGCGTGCATTTGCTTGAGTTTGACGAGCTAAGATATACCCAATCATAATACCTTGAAGAGTTTTCTTTAATACACTCGCAAAACTATTGAGAAGATTCTGAGAGTAATTCAGCGTTATTGTTGTCATTTGTTACCTCGTTGTTTCCGATTGAAATTTTACGAGGCAGCTTTTCTTCGGGAAGGACAACTTCAAGATTGACAGTTAAAATTCCATCCACAAGATCAGCTCCGGTTACTTCGGTATATTCCGACAGTCTAAATGACTTTGCCCAATTACGAGCACTGATGCCTTTATGAACATAAAGTTCTTGAGGACGACGCATTGGTCTATCACCTTTAATAGACAAGACGTGGTCTTTTAATTCGATATCAATATGTTCTTTACTAAATCCAGCCACAGCAAGTTCGATTTCGTACTTATACGTGCTATGTTTAACTACGTTATGTGGTGGATAGGTATCTTTCGCTTGGCTGTGAATATTTTCCAGCTGGTCGAAAATGTGATCAAAGCCAAGGAATGCATTTCTTGGCAAATAAGTTGCTTTAGTCATTGTGACCTCCTGTTAAGCAAGGTTAAATAATGGACCCGATATCGGCATCCATTAATATATATACGATTCCCATAATGAATGATCAATGGTTTCGCATATTTCTTCAACTTCTTCATTTGTCATCCATGCATGAATTGGAAGTGACATGATAGTACCAGCACAATGTTCTGATACAGAAGTTTTATCTGTTTTATATTTGTTTTTAAAATAAGTATTTTGAGATATTGCTGGATCATAATGAACATTTGCTCCAGTTTTTTCCTTCACACTATCTCTTATTTTTTTATTTTCAAATCGAATTACGTATTTGTGATAGTTGTGATTTAAATTATGTGGAAATGATTGCACATAAACTTGTTTATGATTTGCAAAAAACTCATCATATATCTTTGCAATCGATTGTCTTCGAGATTGGTACTCTTTTATTTTGTTTAAACGCAGTTCAATTACTTTAGCATTAAACAAATACATTTTAGAATTACGGCCTAAATATTTGACATCTCTGTCTTTCCAGCTAGATCCTCTTCCATGATAAGCTAATTTTGCAACATGATCTCTAATGTTTTTATCGTTAGTCATAACCATGCCACCACCGTTGATTCCAGCAATTACTTTATTGTCATTGAAAGAATAAACGCTAATGTCACCAATAGATCCAGCAGGTACTCCATTTAATTGTGTTCCAATAAGTTGTGATGAATCTTCAATAAAAATAATATTATTTTCTTTGCACCATTCGACAACATCAAAAATTTCTGGAAATATTGCTCCAAATAAACATGGATAAATGATAGCTACTGTATTATTTGTCGACATTCTTTTAATACTATCAAGAGTAATTTGATACGTATCTGAATCAATCTCACAAAATACTGGAATAGCACCAATTGCTAAAACCGGTGTAGCAGAAGAAATCCAAGAAAAATTTGAAACAAGTACCTCATCACCAGCTTTTATGCCATGTGCTTCTAAAGCAAATTGTAAACCATCAGTTGCGTTTGCCACAGAAGCAGCATAACGTCTTTTTGCAATATGAGATACTTGTTCTTCAAGAAAATTGATGGAAACGTCTTGCTCACCCGCCATGATTGAATTACGAAATAATTCATCATATTGTTTTTGGTTATTCAGGTAATCGCGTTCCCATCCATTATATTCAAAGCTCATTTGTTTCCAATATTATATTTTGGTTGTAAAGTCCAATTATTTTTTTCTTTAAAAGGAATAATTTTAATTTGACGCATTGGTGCTAGTGGGTGAGCATCATCTTTATTATCAATTGAGACTAGTCCCCAATCAGACATGAGAGTAGCAATTGTGTTACGTCTAGCAATATCATTTTCTTCTAAGTTAGACTTTTTTCCATCGAGTAAAAAGAGTTCTTTGAAATGAACGATAAAGTATCGTCCTTGTTTATGCAGAATATGACAAGATTGAAAAAGTGTATTTTCTTTTCTTGATGCTACGCCAATTCTTGTCAGTGTTTCTCTTACTTTAAGAAAATCATCTGGCTCATTCAATGTCACCTCAAGCATGGAGGCGGGTGTCCATTGAATTATAGTGTTATCTTTTTCCACCTCGGTAAACCTTCTTTTTTAAATCGTCAATTTGATCAGACGTGAGAAGATCGAGGACTTGGCGTGCTTTTTGATTGCTATAACCATAATACTCTTTAACTACTTCCACGTCACTGCTTTTTTGAGCCTTGGCCCATTTAGAAAATCTTTTCTTTTTTCTAACTATATTTATAAGAAAGTCAAATTGTAGACGATTATCAAGATGCGCGTTAAGATTCATTTCATTGGCAAATAAAACTGTGTCATTGAAATAAGACAAACTACGATTTACCATAAAAGCGTTATAAGCTTTTTCAGTGATATCATCAACCATAATATTAGACTTACCATGATTAATATCATTTACAAACTCAAAGGGATTCACGAAGCATCTCCTCGGTAAAATAAATCGTATCAACTTTATTAGCATGCTTGCCATTCACATAAAGCTGTGGAACAGTCGTATGACCTTCTTTGCGCAAAAATTCTTTTTGTTCAGGCATTTTTGAGATATTAACCTCTTGAAACAAATAGCCCCAGTCACTTAGTTTATTTTTCATGATATCGCAAAAATCACAGCCAAGTTGCGTATAAAGAATGATTTCAGGAGAATCGGACATTAGCCATAACCTCCGTAAGACATGCTACAACATTAAGTTCATGATCAGCAACGAACGCGTTTTTGTACTGATAGTCAGCAAGAATAAGAACCAACTGTGGAATTGATTGTGGTTCAATTTTATCAGCCATGCGATCATAGATACCACGAAAGATTGCAGCAGCATCAGTATCTATATTGTTGACAACCCATGACCGCATTTTCTTAAAGTCTTTTTCTTTTAAATAAGTGAAAAGATCGTCATAGCCAGTTGCTGATTCGTTGACTTGAAAACCAGTATGAGATCCACGTTGAAGTTCGTTAAGAATCCTGCGCCAGTCCGGTGCAAACTTCATAATAAGTGGTGGTAATACTTTCTTATCGTATTGTACACCTTCTTTATCAAGAATAACGCATGCACGTTCCATAAATTGACCGCAAAGTTCTATCATGCCTATTTTAGTCGTATTGAATTCGTATACACCACAACGAGAATGAAGTGGTTCGATAATACGATTTTTAAAATTACATGTAAGAATAAACCGGCAATTGTTGGCAAACTCTTCAATAAAACCACGAAGTGCTGGTTGAGTTGACTGAGGATTTAGGTAATCTGCCTCATCAAGAATGACGACTTTGTATCCGCCTTGAAGTGAGATAGAAGAAGCAAACTGTTTGATTTTACCACGAAGAGTATCGATGTTGCCTTCTTCAGAACCATTGATTAAAATATAATCAAGATTGAGTTCATTACAAAGAGCTTTTGCAATGGTAGTCTTACCTAGACCAGCCGTACCGGTAAACAACATGTTAGGAAGTTCACCAGACTCAACAATCTTTTGAAAGGTTTGTTTAAGAGGCGTTGGTAAGATACATTCAGAAACTGTTTTAGGCCGATACTTTTCGACCCAGAGGAAATCATTAGACATTCACATACTCCATAATATAAAAAAGGTGAGGGCTAACCTTGGCCCTCGGCGAGTGTATTTCGGCACCACCCGCAAGGCATTAACCTTGTTCTTCGGCAACTTCTTCCATTGCTGCTTCTTGTTCAGCTTGTTCGCATAGCTGAATGATTTGAATTGATTGATCACGAAGACCACCAATTGTAGAGAGTTCTTCTCCCTTAATAGCACCACGTTGAGTCATCGCATCAACAACTGCGATCATAGAACGAGCTGTACGATTTGACAATTCACGTAGTTGTGTCAGAGTTTCTGTCGACATATTATACTCCAAAAGTTGAGGTTTTTTCAAGAGCAATCCAGTATTTTATGTCTAGACTTTTATGACTAAATTGCGTAATGAGTTTAGATGAAATCTGTACCTCATAATCACCAGGTAAGATTTTTAAGTTATTTGTACTCAGGATAAAGTTAAACATAGCATCTTCTGCAAATTCACCGTCAACATCGATGGAGAAAGCATTTGATGTCATGTTTTGACAT